TAGATCGCCCTTAGCATCGACAAGTGAATTCTGAATAGCGTTTGAATCATCTTGAGCCACCCAGGTAAAGTCCATATTGGCATTTGATGCCTTAGATAAGACTTGACCAGTTGAACCGCCAAGGAGATCGCCCATCGATGTATCGATTGCGTTGCCAAGTGTACGGATAGCAGCTGCGCCATCTTTTACGAGGTCTGTGTCGTCCGGTTCTTCCCAGCCGAACAAGGGACTTGTTGCCATTTATTCTCCTTTTATCAGGCTACTATTGTAGCGTCTAACCATTCAAGACTTGCATTTATTGTATTCCATGTTTCAGCCGGGTTTACTCGATCCCAACGGGTTGTCTGGATTGAGTAAGAAGTAGGGCTGAGGTTGAGCGTGATCTGTAAACCATTGTAAGAGGCTTGGAAAGTCCAGCCTTCGACAAAGCCTTGAAAAGTACCGTTGAGCATATTGCCAGGTAGGTTTGAGATATCAAGAGGCAAACCCATGAATACGTTAAGCAACGCATCACGGTCTGCATCGTCAATTTCTGGATTGCCTAACGGAAAGGTAATGGATCTAAATTGAGCCTCTGGGAAAGCACGGATACCCAAATAGAAGTCCGCCTGTTCCTGAGCATCGTAATCGTGCTCCAAAGTTGTATTGATGTTTTGTGCTTGCTTGCCATAAATGGCAATAGATTGAACATCCGATGCAGTTTCGATTTGATTGTTTTTGTAGGTAATTGTTACGTCATTGCGGATGTCACCGATACGCTTAGTGGTACGCATACCAGGAGCGTAAGCGTGATTGCCGTCTAATCCGACATATCCGTTAGTAGCAAGGTAATCGGCGCGGTGAGTGCTGTCGGCGTATGAGATACGACCAAACGCATCCTCATAAATGTAACCAAGCCCTGAGTTTGCAAGAGCTGCGACAAGGCTATAAGCATCGGTCAAGTCTGATGATCTAGAAGTTAATTCATAATTGCCTGGAGTGTCGATCTCGCCAAGCCCTACGTTCTCAGCATTTGCCCAGGTTGTAGTTGGGTTATAGGAAGCCCAGGTCTCAGCCGGAGGCACTTCGTTCCAGTTATTTACCAGCAAGTCAGTCAGGATTGAAAGGATTTGATTGCCGTCAAAGTCTTTACTTAAAACACCCGTTGTGAGGGCTTTTGGCAGTTTTGACAAAGCACCCAAGGCAACAAGACGAATAACCTCTGAAACGGTCTGTGTACCGCCTTTGGTGACTGTTACATCGATGTCTGTGACGAAGCCACCGAATAAAGGAACATAGACTCCAGCGGTATCTTTGACTTCAATAATGATCTGGTCATTGACATCAACCTGGATTGCTGTTTCGTCAAGGTTGATAATCTCAACATTGCAGTAACCAGCATAAGGTTGAGAATAAATATCAAGGCGACCGCTTGTAATGGTCATATTGCTAAGAGTTACATTTGTATATTCACCACCGCCATTGATGGATACTTTCCAGTCAGGAGTCCATTGGGTCATAGCAGTGAATTGATTCCTGAACCGCCACCTGTGCCACGTGCTGATGACTCATTGAGAATCTCAACGATCTGACGGGCCACGCCTTCCTTGTCCAAGGCTCCGGTTACGTTGATGTTGTAAGTGTCGCCTGAAGTACGAGCCTCAGCCAAACGGAAGGATCCTACGTTGAATGAACCCATTGCTGTTGATGCCATTGAAGCAGCAGCTGCTGCGGTAGATACTGAACCAGTTGAGGATGATCCACCAGTTGAACCGCCTCCAGTTGGTGCTGAGATAGTCGGCGCAACATAGGTTGGAGTAGATATCTTTGGCGCAGAAACTGTTGGTGATGTAAAGGAAGGCTTGGAGATTGTTGGAATGTTTGGGAGCAATGGGATTGCGTTGTAAGCCTTAATTAAAGCATTGATGCCATCAATAGCACCTGAAACCATTGTGCGGATGACATTGATAACTCCACCCACGATATCGATAACTCCACCAGCGATCTTTGCCACAAATGAGATTGCACCGCCAAGGGCTACGGTAAAGACTGGCACAATGTAATCCACAATAAAGTTACCTAATGCCTGGAATGATTCCTTGTTGCGGTCTATTGCTTGCTTGATTGGGTCAAAGAGTTTTGCGAACTTATCAAAAGCAGGGACAACCTTATTTACGATTACGTCAATTAGTCCCTGGATGATTGGTAGTAACTTGTAGCCGATTGTCTCAACGCCTTCATCAAAAGCAACCTTAAGGCGATCCATGCGACCTTGGAAAGTTTGAGCGTTAGCCTGAGCAGCACCGCCAAACAAGTTTGTGAGTTTTTGTTGAACATCGGTAAAGGACATTGCCTTTAATTCAGCAGATGATAAACCAACGCCTAATTTGCCAAGAGCTGCGGTATTGCCGTCATAAGCCTTACCTAAAGCATTTGCTACGCCTTCAAGTGGCTTACCTGTTTGAGTTGAGATGTCAAGAGCAAGAGCCAATAATTCCTGAGCCTTGCTAGTTGAATTTGTACTTAACGCTAGTCGAGCAAGCGCCGGACGAAGTTGGTCATCTGCTACACCAGTAGCGCGAGCCATCTTGTCGATTGATGTCTCAGTTGCAGCAATTTGAGCCTTGGTTGCTCCTGTTGCTTTCTCTAAAGATTCTGCCAGTCTTAACTGGGATTGTTCGTCTGCAATGGCTGCTTTAACACCATCTACACCAATCTTGATTGCATAGGCGGCAGCGGCAGCGGCAGCGGCAGCAAATGCTGCGCTTGCCATCTTGCCAAACTTTTCCATGCCAGTAGCGGATTTTTCAACGTCACCATTGGCTGCCTTTAACTTCTTATTGAGATCATCGACATCAGCAAGGATTGAAAGTTTGAGCGTTCTATTACCAGTTGCCATTAGCCCCACTCCTTCAAAATCCTGCTAAATGCTTCCTCCCATTGGCGGACAACTTCTTTTTGATTTTCGCGTAAAGTTGGGAAGATAAACCAACCGCGAGAACCACGACCAAGCCGACCCGAGAACCTTGGGAACTGCTTATATTTCTTTGAACCAAACTCCAAACCTTTCCAGAGGCTAAGAGTTGATCCACCGCCGGAGAACTTTTGAGATGCAAACCCAAAAGATATCTCACCGATACGAGATGACTTTGCTACGCGTGAACCGTTGGCAACTCGATCATCACCGGTGTTACTGGTAATGCTTGCAGCTTGAATAATTTTCCCACGCATATATTCAGCAAGAGCGCTGGATTCTTTTTTTGCTGCATCGATAGCAGCTTCATCCATGCCTTTAAATGATCGAGTAATACCGCGTAAATCTGATTTGTCATAAGCGATCTTGACTTCATCTGCCATCCGATCGCTCCTTCAAAATCTCTATCGCGGTTAATATGTCATCTGCTTCCTCCCAGTATTGCATCGGTATCCCTGTCTCTATTGCTAGATTGACAAGGATCCGCCTTATGCTTCCTGGTTGGTGGCTTTTGGGGTATCGTCTCCAACTGTTACGTCAGCAACTGTTTCTGACCAAATATCGTAAGACTTAACAGGCTTTCCAGCGTTTTCTCGCTTGTAAGCATGATAAGCCAAAAACATAAGATCCCAAATGCCAATCTTTTCATTAGCCTGAGAAATAGTCTTTGATGTCTCACGTTCCCACTTTGCCCACTCAGGAGGTTGAGCAGTATAAGTTGCTTGGTCGCCTGAGTTATATGTAATTGTTATTGGTAGTTTCATCTTTGCTCCCGTTGGTTAGATTTTAACTAAATGTTTCGGTTGGAGTGCCTACGACTGTAAGCGCCCAAGTATCTGTCTGTGCTCCTGGTGCTGCTCCGCCAACTGATGGAAAGACTGGGAGTACGCTGCAAGCAAAGACTGCGCCTGTTGCAGCTGTTAGTGATACTGCAAGGGTTGTGTTTGGTGCAGATTCTGCAGCTGCCCACATTGCCTCAAATAATGATGATGCAGCACCCCAGTCAGCAAGTAACTCAATATTGAGTGTCCATTGATCATCTGTGTGCTTGTAAGCCTTGCCATCGAGTGTCTGATACACGTCAATAGTTGGGCTGTTTACTAAAGTGACGCTAGTTGTCTGTGCATCGTACGCAGTTGTAGCGATGGTTAGAGTTAGGTCACGACCCGTAATTACGGTTGTTGCCATGATTGCTCCTTATGCTGTCTGGGTGTACCAGGTGGACACCCTTATATCTGCGACTAGCAAGTTACTAGCGCCTACTTGTGTAACTGTTGGTCGGTCTACTACTTGGACATCATATCCAGCCGGTATAACCGCCACAACGCTTGTGATGAGTTGTTCTATGTTATCAAGACTTGCAGGGTTGCTGTTATAGGCAACGCAGCAGGTAATTGTGTAATTCAACTTGCATCGAAAGGTGCTCTTGCCGATTGTCTCAAACTCCATGTATGGA